CAATCGTTTGGCTGCCAACATGATGGACATAGGCGCTAGAGACAAAGTGCCGATAACCCTGATTGGTGAGGTCTGCGCAGCTCACATCGTCTGAATACCAGTTGAGTGGTCCAAAGCGACCGTGATGCCATGCGTCTCTAGAGATGTACGCGAAGATTGGTGAAACATTGTCAGTCTCACGAATAAACTGCTCGGACTTAAAGCGGTTCATGTGGAGAGGATCACCGTCTGGGTTGTAGCGAATATTCTGTGACGGTCTCGCGCAATCGCTTCTAGCACCCACCCAGCCGACATTGACCTCCAGCTCGCGGATCACTTCCACATCTTCCAAGAGTCGCTGGTAAGAGTTCGGTGTCAGCACCACATCGTCATTGCAGACGATGCACGCCTGTGCGTACTTCAGAGCGTCGTCGATTACTTCGTTGTAGTCTTCGCCAAAGTTACGGGGTTCGCCAAAGATAAGCCTTGCGTTTTTGTAGCCAGAGACGACTCTCTCTGTGCCACGCAAGTAAACAAACGCCTCTGGCGCGTATTGCTTGATTGACTCAAGCAGGACTGGCAAACCCTTGCCGTGAACCGTCGAGATGCAGATTGGGATCACTTTTTAGCCTTATTCCTTGCGGATATGGCTTTGGCTTTCGCCTTCGCGTCTGCCTTTGAGCTTGCGCCCCATGCGTTAAGACTCAACAAAAGACGGGTCTTTTCACCGTCCTTGTACTCAGCTCCAGCATTCCCCGCCATGCGAGCCAAAAAGCTGGCGCGTCTGGGGTTGTCGCCTGACTTGACGGGGGGCTTCAAGTTCATGCCTTCGGCTTTCGCAGAGGCACGACCTTTAGCGTTCAAGCCACCAGTTGGTGACTTTCCCTCTTTCCTCTGCCAAGCTGCACTCACTTCTTAGCCTTCGGCTTCTTGGCGGTCTTGGCAGCAGCCTTAAAATCGGCAGCAGACGGTGCAGCCTTAGAGCCGACTTTGTTCATCTTCTCGCCAGAGCCAGCAGCGATGCGTGCTCTCTTTGCGCGAATATTCTCGTAGAGTCCAGTCTTCATTCCTCGTCCTCCATCTCGCCTTCGCCCATGTCTTCGCCTTCGTCCTTGGCTTCGCCAGTATTAGGACCACCAACGACCCAAGCATCACAGGTTCTAGACGCTGCGCACTTGAAGTCGAATATCTCGCAATACCCTAAGTCAGCGAGTTTGATAGTTCCCCAAGGGTCTGCTTCGTTTCCAATGCCGTCAGCAATACATTGCTTGATGGTGTCGGAGACATTAAACGCTGCGCAGTTCCCGCAGCGACTCTTCTTAGCGTCGTCAATCGACGCATCCCATGTATCAGCCTTGCGTCTCCAGAATGCCTCGTTAGGCAGATTGGGGTTCTCTGGACCGTACTTCGCAGCCGTGATCGCCTTGGCGCGGTTTTTCAGATTCAGGGTGATGTCTTGCGTGGGAAGTGGACACTCGCTGGTGTCGCTGTCGGACATCATCTGATCCATTGCGCCTTGTAAGCGCTTGGGGTATGAGGTTGCCATTATTTCATTCCCTTCTTAGGCTTCACGCCAGCAGAGGACAGAGCAATAGCCAAGGCTTGTTTCGGGTTCTTGACGACTGGTCCAGACTTCGATCCGCTATGCATCTTGCCAGCCTTGAATTCGTTGTACACCTTAGAGATTTTCTTCTCCGTCTTTGTCTTCTTCATCATGTCAAATACTCCTTGATTTAGATACCCGAATTATGCAACCCTTGACAGGTTTCTTTTCAACGGTTGCGACCACTTCTGACTCGTATTCGCACCAAACATCGAGACGGCAGCGTCACTCGCAAAGGTCAACACAAACGAGTCTGCCTTGTCGGGTGACTTCAAGCCACGCTTTCTAATGTCGTCCTTGCCCTCGACCTGCATTTTCCCCGCGCTGCTAAAGAAGTACCTGACAGTTGCCAATTCAGCCACCAGCTCCTCATCATTGGGGATACGGCAGTCACGCGCCTCGAACCATGCCTTGCACTTGTACCAAAGCTCTGCGCGCAAGTTCCTGTAAGTCGTACCCATCGCTGGGGACTCGGAGACATTGATGCCACGAGCTGGAAGACCGAGTTCTCTGAGACGGTCAACGACTCCAGCACCAAGACCAATGCTGTCCACCATGATCTCATGCGGTCTCTGGCTTGGCGGTAATGCTTCCCACTCTGCGACGACTGCGCCTGTGAGTTGCATCAAGTCCAAGTTCTTCCAAATCTTTGTGGGTTCGATCAATGCGTTGCCTTGTCTTTTGCTAAGTGCAGACCTGTCGCCACCAAAGCGTGCAACATCCAGACCCCAGATCAGTTTGGCGTGCTGGGATGTCTCGACATCCCTGTGCTTTGCCAGCTCCAGCAACTCCATCGGGATGATGGTGTCGTCGTCTGACCTTGGAAACTCACCCAGTACTCGGATGCGGTATGCGTTGGACTCTTCCCCATACCGCGACTTCATCTCTTCGATGTAGGCATCGCTCACCCTTGGAGAGTCTTTGCAGCTCACCTTCATCGTCACCCAGTCATTCGCCAGTCGGTTCTGGGTGTCGTAAAAGAACCCTGAGCTTCTCACAGGGTTGCCCAGCAGAAGGGTGACGGCATTGTGTCCAGACATAGACCCCGCAGCAGCCTCAAAAACAGCCTCTGGGATACCTGACGCCTCGTCAGCCACCAGCATCACATTCTCGCTGTGGACACCTTGCAGGGCTTCGGGCTGCTCTGCCCTTGATGTCCTTGCGGACACGAAAGCCTCTGTCGCTGCCTCCTTGACCTCGATCCTGTCCTGCTTGACTTCGAGCATATCCCTTAGCGTTTCGGGTAACTCTTTGACCCAGCGCTTTAGTTCCGCAAAGAGCGCGTCGTATAGCTGGCTGGATGTCGGTGCTGTTACCACCACCTTGACGGGGTATCTGAGGAGTAAGTACCAGATGATCGCCCAGCTCGCTGCTGTGGACTTGCCTACGCCATGTCCAGACCTTACCGATATTCTGCGGTTGCCCTTTGCGATGTGCATTAGGAATGTCTCTTGCCAAGTGTCGGGGTTCGCTTTTAAGACTTCTTTGACGAAGAGGACGGGGTTGTTTTTGTAGCGTATGGTGAACGCAACAAATGGATTCTTGCTGAGTTCGTCTTGCTGCTTGTCTTGGATGCGGTCTATCTTTGCCACAACCTGTGGGTGTAGTTTGCTTTTCTCTTTTTCTGTCGGAGTTGATTCTGTCGTCATGTGGGAATTGTGCCTTGATTTTTTTTATTTTTTTGTGGGGAGAGTGGTGCTGTGGGGAGGGGGGGGTGTGGGGGGGGGTGTTAAGTCGATAACTGTCGGGGTGCAGTTTCAGCGCCACCCGTCGCGCAGATCGAAGGGGGGGGGTAAACCCTGATCAGTCAGCAGAGAACAAGCAGAAACGAATACTAATCTCTACACCTACTTTATACTATGTCCATTATGTAAAGTTATTTTGCTGTTATCCACAGGTTTGTAAGCATAAATGTGCATAACTTTGCCAGTTTCCACGCAACTGTGGACAACTAGGACAACTTCGCGCTGTTTTCTGTGGATATGTCCTCAACCACCTCAATGCGTCGCAATGCGTCCAGCCTCATGCCAGACAGGTTCACCTGCACCGATGGCATCTTATTCTGGGCGTATGAGGCAGGATTCCAGCGCTCTGCCACCCATTGCCTCGTCTGGACGCGTAGACGCGCCTTGTTGACCTCCTCGATGTCCGTATCGTCTGCGATCTCGATCATCTGTCCTACGATATGATCGGCTGCTCGCGCACGCACGCGAGACAAGAAGCCTTCTTGCGCTGGTGAGTCCATCCATTCGGTCAGCGCCTTCTTGCTGACACCGAGCGCCACACATATCCTCGTCTCGCTCATTCCCGCCTCAAACATATTGGTGATCTGCTCAATCGGAAGCGTGTTGAGCAATGCAATGTCGTGAACCTTCTTTTTGTTTCCAGCCATCTAAATCTCCTCCAAAGCCCTGTTAGCCGTATTTTTACGCATCTTGCTGGTATCGAATACCTTTGGCAACGACGAAGCCTCCAGCTCGTCCGACTTGACATCATCAAAGCCCGTCGCACCGCCAAGTGGAAACTCCTTCGCGTCCTTGTCCAGTCTGACCATTGCTGCGCAAGGCATCAGCGCCTTGATCTTCATCGTGTCCTTGATGAC